CGAACAGCTCACCGTCCTCGAGGAGGCCGACGCCATCCAGGGCATGCTCGACCTCGGAGCCACCACCGCCGCCGTCGCGCACAGGCTCGGCCGAAGCGCCGACTATGTGCGTGACAGAGCGAAAGCGGCGAGCATCAAGGCGGACGTCAGGAAGACACGCGACGACTTCGACCAGCTCACCATCGGCCAACTCATGGCCATCGCACGATACGACGGCCAGCCGGACCGTCAGGAACTCCTCGCGCATGCCGCGGGGACCTCGAACTTCGACTACATCCTCCACAACATCGAAGTGGAAGATCGCCGGAGCCAGTGGTTCGCCGATGTCTCCGCGCTCCTCGCCACCGGCACCACCGGTCTCAACGTCATCGAGGATCCCGGAGAGACCTTCTCGGATTCCGAATGGCATTACTCCGGCGCCATCTTCCCCGCCGCGGGCACTCCGGAAGAAACCATCGAAGAGCTCCGCAAGCAGAATCCAGACGCGGTCTCCGTCCATGAAGCGACGCAGACGATATACCTCTGGGATCGTCGTGATGCGGCCGCCGAAGCCGAAAAGGAAGCCCAGCGAGCCGCCGAACAGGCCGAACGCGACGCCCGACAGCACGTGCTCGAGGAATACGCCGCCACGACGGCTGACAAGCGCATGGCATGGCTCCACGGCCATCTCCATGCCATCAAGCGCGCCAAGCTCATCGAGACCACGGCAAGGCTCGGACTCCTGCAGACAATTGACCCGGACCCGACCGGCTTCACCAAAGACCTACACACCTGGAACGACGCCGCATGCGCCCGGGAACAGTTCGCCGCCATCGCTGGCATCAAACCGGAACAGGCGCTCGCGGAACTCCACACGCACCTCGACTCACCGGACTGGCCGACATACGCGGTCATGATCCTCACCGCCAGAATCGAATGGT